TTTAAATTCACTTTCCAAAATTTCAAATCAGAAACTGACATCGCTTCTACTGGCGGAACATCTTGCCACTGCATGATACTAATCTGTATTTGAGCTGCTTTTTCCATATGTTTATTGTCTTTATCGGTCCATCTTGCAAAGCGTTCTGAATCATCTTTTTCTGTTCCAGGAAGAAATTTTGAAATATAAGCCTCCCAATCATTACCGGTTCTAGCGATCCACAACCTACCATAATACTGATTCCATGTATTCGGATAATCACCACTCTCATAAATCAAACCTATTTTTCCAGGCTTATTATCATATCCAATTACCATCGTTCCAAAATTTTGTTCAGCTTGCCAATAGAGGTCATTCATGGCAATTTTTGAAAGAACTTTGCTGTTTTCATCGAGTATCGCTATCTCAACTCGTCCCATTTCATTGATCTTTTTACTTTTACATGTAACGTGGGCTTGCATAATAAAATCTTGTACTGGCCCACCAGGGATACTCTTTTTAACAGATGCGCCATGCCATCCATTACTTGAACCATAGTCCGAACAATAGAATTGGTAACTATCTGTTTTCATTTCACCAACTGGATTACCATCTTCCATAGAACTAACCTTACTCCACCCTACAGTAGTGGACATATCATCCCATATAAGACGTTGATTTCTTTCTACAGGCAATTGTTCCATTTTTAATGGCACTCCAATACGGAAATAATCTGGTTCCTTTGAATATTTATCTTCAAACCATACATCTAAAAAAGTGTTTGGTTTTTTAATATCAATTTCAATAATCGGATTTGAATGCACAGAGCCTTTGTTTTTAACATTTGCAATTAACCCTCGACCGTCATTTTCAAAATCAACCGTTTGCTCATTTCCTAACTTATACGGCATGGGACAAATAAATTTCAAAGTGCCTTGTCCGATATCCACAAATTTATCAATATCAAAATCTTCATCTATAACTGCCATATAGGTTCTATCAGGCATTACATCAAAAATCAGTTCTGCTGGATTTTCAGTAATAAGCCACTCCGCTATTTCTTCTTTTAACGTTTCTAAATTCGTCCCATTTGGAACAATAATCCCCACAGGTACAGAAAGAGGACGGGTTTCGGTATCTGTACTTAATAACCTTGCCCCCGGATATCCGGGGGTTTTCAGAAAATTCCTCCTTAAAGGCGCCCATGTTGGAGGATTCCACCCTCTTTCAATATGAATATAACTTTTTCGTTCTCCATTAAATTCAAAGGAACTCATCGTCTCTCTCCTTTTATACAAAAGAAAAGAAACCCAAATCTAAAAGATTGAGTTTCTTGCTTGTGCTCTATTTTGATATTCAGTTACATACGGATGGCTCACACGCGCTATTTCTCTTCCTTCTAGTATGACAGGAATTTCAATATAAGTAGGTTCTGATTTCATATAGGGTTGCTTATCAGGATTATCATTGTCAGGTCTATATTGAATGACATTAGGATTATCAGATAATACTTCTCTCCATCTAGAAAGGCTGCCTACATCATGAATAGAAAGTCCCTCAAATCGTTCCATTTGACGTCCAATTTCTCTTACCATATCACGCATATTTTCAGGGATATGTGTAATCCAATCATTTTGCCAATCTCCATCTACAAAGATTGCATTAAAATACTTTGTTAGTGGGTCATCACCTTGGAAACTAAATATTTCTTCTGGTTTTATAGAACGAATACTATCCATAGCTCCTGTTACTGTATCTTGCAATGCATCTCGCACAACAGAATATTGACTTTTAATACCTATCGCAATTCCTTGTGCCATACGAACACCAGAAAATCTCAACTTATTTGATTCACTATTTAATTTCAATTCATTTACAAGAGCTGCGTTTGCTTTGGTACCCATTTCTCTACTTTCTTTTTCAGCCATGTGAGCTGATTTTTGAATACCTAGCGCAAATCCTTCACTAAACGGCTTACCACCTTGATCACGTGTTAATTTTGATGGAGAGTTTACATTAAGTGTAGCTTTCAATGCATCAAATGCACCTCGTGCCAAACTAGCTGCTACATTTTGTACATTCCATTGACCGTTAGATATACCGTTAGCAAAACCACTAGCAAAAGCTTCTCCAGGACTAAGAGAGCTGACACTCCCTAATCCATCTTTACCACCTTGAGCAACACTTGTTCCGCTTGCAACAGCGGCTCCACGTTTTGCTCCCATATCACTTGCGAATTTATTACCAGCCTTATCACCACCGCCACCATCGGTTGCACTTCCTAACATACCCTCTACACCTAATTTAACATTACTAGCTGCTCCGACTACATTCCCTTTATTCCCGTTAATTAGTCGTTGCATAAGAAGAGTAGAAGATGCGCCGCCATTTCCATCTGTGGTTGATCCTAAAGTATTTTCTACACTTTGTTTAACACCTACGGCCGCTCCATTGACATTCCCTTTATTATTATTAATATTATTAAACATCATAGAAGTCGCGTTATTACCGCCATTATTATCAGTTGTACTTCCTAATTGCTGTTCAACGCCTAGTTTAATATTAAAAGCTTCACCTATAATATTTGGCTTATATTGAGCCATAATTCGATTCATTAATGTAGTAGAAGCTGCTCCACCATTTCCGTCTGTGGTTGATCCCAGTGTTTGTTCTACACCTTGCTTAACTTCCTCTGCGGCTTGAACAGGTTGTCCTCCATTTTGACGAATTCCATCTGCGGTACTTTGCGGAATAGCTGCCCCTTGCTGAGTTGTATCAATGTTTGTTTTTTGTACAACCATTTGTCTTATAACTTCGAGTGCCTGATCTATATTAAACTTCCCATTGTGTAAGCCTTGAACAAGAGACGCAATTGTCACTTCTCCATTCGGCCCTAAGTTGTACTTAGTCTTATCTTCAATATTAACTCCCAAAGTATTGAGAACGTCTTGTACATTAATAAACCCTGTTTCCATACCAGTTTTTAACGTAGCCATTATACGAGTGCCGTCTTTTGCTAAATCTGCTGCTGTTAATTTAGATAACTGTTGTTGAAAAAAAATAAACACAGCGTCAATACCTACTGTGCCCTCGTGTAATCCATTTACAAATTGTGTAGTTTTCATTTTTCCGAGTGGTCCTAAATCTATATCGAGATTTTTCTTTAAATCTAAGTTTAACTTAGATGCGACCTCCCCGATATTCATCTGTTTAAAACCATCGGTAAATGAAGTCATGACTTTAATACCTTCTGGTGTCAATGGTTTATTACCCATTTCTGACCGCATAGTGTTTATGATTGCAATCGCTACATCTTGGACCTTGTACTTACCAGATTTAATTCCATCAACGAACTCTTCTACTGCAACCCAACCTTGCTCTCCTAAATCAATTGTTTTACTTCCATCTTCAAATGTCTTTGCAATGTCATTTGCAACTTCAATAGATTTTTCACGAGTTGACTGGAAAAGGTTATCATAAACAATATTAGAATTTGAAATTAATGACTCTCCATATGTTTTTACTTCATCAGCACTTTTCTTTCTCAGATCAGCTTCTTTTGAAGATCTATCTTGAAGTCTCTTGAATAGATTCTCATTTGTACTTTCAATTATTTCGGAATTCTTAACATACTCTCCGAATCCTCGACCTTGAATTTTAATTTTCTCATTTTCAGCCTTCGTGATACCCGTTGTTAAATCCATCTCAACGCCTTTGGATTTTAACACTTCTTGAGCTTGTTGAAGCTGTTGTCTATACCCTTCTGTTATAAGGACGGACTGTTCAGAGTATTTTTTATTGATTTGAGCAATTGTTGCCTTTTGGTTTTCAGAATCTGTAATATGACTCTTTGCGAATTCTATTTCTTTTTTTCTTGCTTTATCTAAGTCATTTGTAAGTTTCGTATACTCTGAACCTAACTCCTTTACTTTACCTTGGATTGTATCAACAGAAGTGTTCTTATTGAAATTATCCATCGCCTTACCAATCTTTTGTATCTCATTTACACTCTTAGCTGCTGACTTCCCTACCTCGGCGTCAATTGATTGTAAAGCGGTTAAAAACACCTTTTTATCTGATTCTGTCATCTTATAGATTTGCCCATTATATTGCGTTAAAAGACTTTGTATTTTTTCATTCGCTTTAATAACGGCTTCCTCTTGTGCTTTATACACTTCCATTTGATCATTCAAAATTTTGTCCTTTGCACGTAGGACTGCTGAATCAGATTCTCCGGCAAACCAACTTTCTAAATGCGCTTGGAATTTCCCTTTATCTTTATTTATTGCTTGAATCGCTTCATCTGCTAACTTACCAAATTCGTCATGTGCTCGTTGTACAGCCTCTTTAGCCTTTTCACCTGTCATTGTTGGTATTTCATCTAATGTTTTAAAAGCCTGCTCTTTTAAATTCACATACCCTTCAAGAGCTTTTTTCGTACCTTCACTTACACCATCACCAAAGCGCCTACTGTCCTCTTCTGCTTTTTGTGCCTTTTTCCCAGCATCTACGAAAGCAAAACCTAATGCACCAAGTCCAATTACAACTCCACCAATTGTTGCGACAATTGGATTTGCTATAATTGCACCAATACCAAAAGAAAGGAACCCAAGTGCACTAACTACCCCCATAACTGCCGGGGCTAGTAATAATGCTGTCCCATATACTTTTTTAGAGCTATCATCTAATCCGTTGAACCAATCAGCGACACCCTTCACAGATTCTTTCAATTCAGGAATCGCTTGTTTAGCGATATCTAAAATCACCTTACCAAGTGGTTCTAGAGCAATTTGTAGTTCTCTTGTTACAGATTTCCATTGCTTAGCGCTTGTATCGTAACCATCGACCATTTTGTTCATTGCGCCACTGTAGTTTCCAAGACCTGTTTCCATATTATTTAGTGATAACATAGTAGTAGCTTCAAGGTCTTCCCATTTCACGCCGAAAAGTGCAACGCCTAACTGATTCACTTTAATTTGATCATCCGTTGTTCGTAATTCATTTAAAACAGCATTAAAAACATCTTTGGAAGTCGCTTTTCCTTCTAGCATCGCTTTCCAAACTTTTTGCGTTTCTTTACTCATTTGACCCATTGCTTCTGTTGTGGACTTACTACCATCTTTTACACGGATACCAAATTCTTTTACAACGTCATTCACATAATCCAAGTTATATGCGCCATTTTTCGAACCATTAATGAGAATTGTGAACATTCCATCTGCACTAAACCCCATTTCATGGAACAAAGGACCATACTCACTTAAATTATCAAATAGCTCATTTGAGTAGTTTAAACCCTTTACAGAACCTTGTGCTAATAAATCAAATGCTTGTTGGCCAGATAAACCAAAGCGTCCCATTAATTGGGCTGCACCACGAGTTACCTCGTTTACATCTGATTCCATTGTTTCTGCTAAGATTTCACTATCACGAGTTACTTGTTTTAAAGTATCATCATCATTAATATCCTTAATATTGCGCTTTACTTTAACTAAAGAATCACTGACACTAGCTAAATCTTCCCCATAGCCTTCGCGCCATACTTCTTTGGCTACAGCACTAACCTTTAAACTTTCTTCCCTTGTTAATCCTAAACCAGATTGTACCTTCTTGTTCGCTTCTTCAAATTGACTTGCATTTACAACTAAAGCTCCAACTCCAGCCGCCACGCCAACTGCTGCTGCACCAAACCCCTGGCTCACTTTCGTACCAGTTTCTTGCATACTGTTTCCAACTTCGTTCATACGCTCGCGTAATCTTCCAGAAACATTACCCAATCGCTCTATTCTTTCTTCTGTATCACCTAGCTCATTACGATATCGATGTAAAGCTGCTGAAGCATTATTAAATGCTGTATCATTTCTAGAAACTTGAGCTGTTAATCTTTGTAAAGCTTGTGTGCCTTGTTTGTATTCTTGCTGTAATTGATTATATTGAGCTTGCAAATCTTTTGTTTCTTGAGCATTTTTCCCGTATGCCTGAGTACTTTGCTGTATCTCTTGTTCTAATTGTTGCATAGATGTAGCCAATTGCTCACATTTTTGACGCATTTCTTGTTGTTTTTGTTGTGAAGTTCTCAAAGCTTGCTCATAATGCTTCATTTTTTGCGTCTGAGCTTCTATTTTTTGATTTAAATGGTTTGCCTTATTCTCCAGTTGATCCATCTCTGAACCAACTCCACGTAACTGCTCAGACGTGTTACGAAATTCAGCGTCTATTCTTTTCAGACTTCTATTAATGCCTGCAATCCCATTTTCGAATTGATCTGTATCCAAACGGACACGACCACCAATTGTATTATCTCCTAGTGCCATTCAAATTCTCACCTACCTTTACAACCACATTGGTACTTTATCTGCTGTTGTCACTCGATTTGCTTTTTGTTTTCTCGCTAAACAGGTAAAGTAAAACGCAATATCCATTTCATTGATTTGATTTTGTGTCATACCTGCATCCATCAATATGTTATAAATATCAATTACAGCGTCGCTATATTTGATTTTTCCTCCGTCGGTTTCATTTCTAGTTGTGCCATTAACTTTTTTTTCGCATCTTCTACCGTTTCCATTACCTTAATCGCATCATTTAGGCGCCCCATAATTGTTAAACAAACAGAATGAATTGTAAGACTTAAAAACCATACATGAGTGCCATCCACAAATTCCTGTGCTGTAAATTGATTTCCGTACACACTGGCAACAAAATTAGCAGCTCTTTCAATTGTTTCTTTTGGTACTAAGTCCGCTTGTAATTCATCAGCTAATGTTGAAGCTTCAAAAGTAGCTGAACCTGGGATAAATTGTGGTAAATAAAAATCTTTTTTACCTTCTGTATTTTGTAATGTGATTTTCATCATCTGTTTCCTCCTTAATAAAAATAAGGATGGCATTTCGCCATCCCTTTTCTTAATTACTTCCCACTTGGTGGGGCTGTTTCTATTGGTGGAGCTGGTACTTCTTTAAACCACTTTGCCGCAACTGCTGCATCGTGTCCTTCTTCCTCTTCATCTAATCGATGTCTCCAATTACCGTCCGAACGTTGAATTGCCTTACCTTTAATTTTTGCGCTTTGGAATGTTGGTTTATCTTCTGCTGTTTTATGTTCATCACTTGGAAGCTCAAACTTCATTTTGTAATAACATACATATAGATTTTTTCCGTTGTCGTATGGTAAACGATATAGCAATGCTACATAAGGAGGAACATCACTTGTATTATCTACAACTTGACCTTTTACAACCTTTTTACCTAACAATTCGGCATAAACGGATAAAGGTAATGTATCAACTTCTAATTCAATTTCTGTACCGCCAAATGCACTAGCTGTTGCTGCTGGTCCACCTTCAGCATAAAAAGTTACTGATTCCGCTTTAGGTGACGCTTTACCACTAACTGTTTTACCGATTCGTTTTGGTGTAGAATAATTAAATTTACCATCTGATGTTTCAGTTAAAACCGCATAATGTAAATCTCTAAAATCTATTGTCATTGCCATATTTCATTTTCCTCCTTAATTAATAATTTCCGTTACAAAACGAAAACCATATCGATAAATTTTTGTATCCATTTCATAATCTGGATAAGTGCTTAAACGCTGAAAAGACAGCTTTTTCATAGCTGCCTGAACTGCACTTTTTAATTGCGTTTTGATTGGTGCCATTGACCATATATCAACCTGATACATAACGTTAGTGGTTTTTTCCTCATTCTCTGCATATAGCCCAGGAGAACTATTTAACTCTGAAAATGTAATCCATATATCTGTTTTGTCATTTCCTTTAACAAATTGATATATAAATTCTCCACCTAACTCAGATTTAATAACTACATCTGTACGTAAAACATCAAATATTTCCTTATTCAAATTTTTCATCGGCCTGTAATCCTCCGCATAAATTCCCTTTCCATTTCTTTTAGGGCTTCTTTTTCACTTTGGATTAAAGTTTTCTCAGCAAACCCTTTGTGTGGTGGGTTTGGATTTTTACTTGTTCCCCAGTTTTGAAATTTCATATAATAATGCGGAGAATTATCTGCTTTGTCCCATCCAATTTCAATTGAATAGGAACTACCTTTTTTCACAACTTTCCCTATATTAATAGCATCCTTAGCGTGTTTTCCATCTCGCCATGATTGTTTTGGAGTTGGTTTTTGCACCTCCGGACCCACAGGAGAATTTCTTTCTAAGTTCTTTTTGAATACCTTTGCTCCAGCTTGTAATGATTGCTTTGTGATCTGGGGAACATCTTGTCCTAACTGTTCCAAATCCCTAATCCATTCTTCTATTCCGAAAACTTCTAATTCTGCCAATTTGATCGCTCCTCACAAATAAGGCACATTTCCTTATGTTGTTCGTCGATATCAATAACTGACTTAATCTCGTATAACTTCCCATCATACCTTACACGCATTGCTGAATTAATACCTTCTCGATATCGAATTGTAAAGTTTATTAGTTTAATAACAAACTCTGCATTTCCTTGAAATATTTCTGATCTAAAGCCTGTACCAAATGGTGTTTTAGGTTCTGCCCATACTTTTACGAACTCTAGCCATTTAGACGGATGAACATTTCCTTCTTCATCTTTTGTTTCTGATATTTTTCGCTCTAGTATGATACATTTGTTTAATTTTGCGGCATTTAACGGCCGCTTATATTTAAAGGGCTGCATATTAATCACCGTCTAACTTAATTTCTTCTAAGGCTTTATCAATGCTCAAACTATTAATTTGGCTTAAAAAATTCTTATCAAAATACTCTAAGGCATCGTTATAAACATAACGAGAACGTTCAAAGACTAATTCTTTGAACTCTTCATCATTGGTAATTTCATAGTCACCGCAAACTCTTAGTAAAGCCTTATTAGATGTAAAAAGGATACGTCTTAGGTTATGGTCTTCTTCATCACCTAAACGCATCCTTTCTTTAAAATCTTGCAATATTTCATCTGAAATTGTTGCGTTTCTCATTTACTTCACCCTTTATTTAGTTTTTGTTTCTGCAGGTGGTGTAAATGAAATTTCTAAATCGTAAACAAGAGCCGCTTTATTATCTTTCGGTTTCCCATTAGCAAATTGTTTAATTGTATAAAGGGTAGCATCTTCGAAAGCTAATGTTTGATCAAATTCTTTTAGCTTGTATCCACCTGCGATTGCAGCAATATATTGTCCTTTTACAAAGAATAATGCTTTACCAACAGGAACTTCCTCACACTCGACAGGTTTAATGTTATAAGGCAATGCCATTACCCATTGACCTGTTGCGGTCTGGATTGTATTACGTGCTTGTACGCCAATCGCATCAATCGGGTTAACTACCATTACAATTTTATTTAATACTTTTCTGGATTTCCCTTTTGCATCAACAGATAAAGCTTTTACTACTTCATAAAGTTCGCCTGCTACAATTACCCCTTTATCAGACGGAGCAAATGTTAGTTTACCAGAAGATTTTTTATCAGTAACAGCGCCTGTTTCTGGATTTACATCTTTCATTAAACCAACTGGTTGATGTGCTACAGATCCGCCACCATTAATAAAGCCAAATTCTAGACCGACTGAATATGTTTCTACTAAAACAGTTCGAACATAACGTTCAATCCATTCCGGGCCAAGTTCCTTCATATCATTTGGAATTGCTGCAAATGCAGTTAATTTAAGTTGACCAATTTTTTCTTGTTTGAAGATAGCATCAATTTGCCCACGGATTTCCCCGAATAATTCGCCCCATACATACGCCTTCGTTGCATCAGAGTAAATAAACTTCGTAACTGCTCCTAAATCTTGCAAACCAATTTCAGCTAATAAGGGATGTTCTGTAACTAAATCTTCAAACACACGCTCTTGAGTCGTTACAGGAAGGATTGAGCCATCTGTAAATCCACCTTCTTTAACAACTGCATTGAAGAATTTTGTTTCTGCTGAAGTTAAAACATTTTGACCACGTTGCTGTAAAATTGAACGATCAAGCATATCGTTATTTACTTGTTCACGGACCGTATTTGCTACATCTGTTTGTAGTGCATCAAAGAAACCTTCAAACGCTGACGTTTGTTCTTGTTCTGTACTTTCTGCGTTAGTTAAAGTGTCCGTCAACTTTGCTTTTGCCTTAGTAAATGCTTCAGATTTATTAAATTTAATTACCATTGTGTGTTTCCTCCGTTTTTTTATAATTTTAAAAGGAGCCCTTTAATCCCACTGTTTTTTACAGGTTTAGGATTCGGCTCCTTTGGTTGTTCTTCTATATTGTTTTGTAAATCATTCAGGATTTCATTTTTTAATCCTGATAATGCTGCATTTAAATCTTCTTTTGTAATTCCTTGGCCTTTGTTCATGGTTCCATTTCTAAAGCCATCGATTACTTTCTGCGGAAGCATGGCAGCAGTAGCCGTTGAAGCTGTCATTTTAACTGGATTCTCCATAAACATGATTTCATCCGCGAAATTGTTTTCTAATGCTTGTTGCGGACCCATCCAAGTTTCTTCAGCCATCATGTTAAGTAGTTCTTCCTCAGATTTACCACTTTTAATGACATAGGCATTTACAATAGCTCGATCTGTTATTTTTAACATCTCGGCTGCCTTTTCCATGTCACGATGATCTCCACCATGCCACTTAGCAGCGTTGTGAATCATGATTTTTGCTGTTGGAGAAATTCGAACTTTATCACCAGCCATCGCAATTACAGAAGCTGCACTTGCTGCCAAACCAACAATTTGAACTTCTACATGACCAGGATAATTTTTTAATGCTGTGTAAATTTCCGAACCCTCATCTACATAACCACCAGGACTATTGATTGATACAATTAAATCCTCACTATTTGCGTTATCCAGTTGTTTTGTAATCTTACCTGGGCTTGTAGCATCCATTTCAAACCAATCATAAATCCAAGCTTCATCATTCGAAATAATTGGTCCTTTAACGTCAATTTTCACCGTCATTTGTATTCTCACCTCCTTCAGATTCAGTTAGTTTCGTATAGTTTTTCGTAATATGATGTGTATTTAAGTTAGGATCATCAGAAACTTCATATCCTACTTCTAATCGAATCTCATTCCCTGTAAATGCACTTGAAGAAATGAGTTTATCGATGCTTGTCGCAAGATCAAATATACTTTGATAAGAAACAGCTTTAACTTCAATTTTTTGACCTGAAAGATACTCTTCTTCTTCAAAAAATTTAACGTTTGCTTCATCAGAAATCTTTTTTAATAAAGGTTTCACTGTGAAAAGCATATAATTTTTCGTTTGCTTCTCCACATCAGCCATCTCGCCATATATCAAAGCAGTTGGAATACCAAAAGCCATTGCTACTTGATTTAAGAAGCCATTCGTTACTTTATTGATTTCCTCCACACTCTGACCAGAATTCCCTCCGCCAGATGTTTCAGCATACTTAAAACCTGGTTGTTGTGGAATAAGAGCAACGTCTTTTTCTCCAATTGCTTTATACATGTTATCAATGAATTCTTGCAGTTTGGCTTGATGTTTTTCACTCTTTGCAGCAAGCATATCCATATCAACTGTTCCGCGAATTTGATTCTTACGTTTTTGAGAACTTAATATTCTACCGAATAAATCACCATAATCAGTAAACAAACCATCGATAAGAGGTGATAACTTATCATTCCTGTATCTTAAATGAATGACTTCACTTTGCTTAAAACTTCGCTTAAACTGATAATCTTTTACGGTGACATTTGTAAAAGTATCTTCAAACACAGCATATTCATTATGTTCAAAGTCATCAGCAATAAGTAAATCACCATCATCCGCTTGTATAATCAAAGCTTCATTATCATAAATAAGTTTGTAAATGAAACTCTCCCAAAAGGTACTTGCTGTCATATTCTTATTCGGTCTGACATTTAATCGATAGTAAAGCTCATCCTTTTCAAATTCTTCACCATTTTTCACTCTAAATTCTGACTGACTAATTGTTCTCCCTAAAAAGGATATACAGGTATCAATCGCCAGTCGCTTCATGTGTACTCTATTGGCTTTCTCAATAAACATTTCCACATCAAACATAAATCCTACTTCACTATTTCTTTTAAATACTGCATCTAGCCATCCAATGATTATCACCCCCTTTATTAGAATTTAATACCATCTAGCATAAAGTCGAATTCATCCACAAGAATGTTATCCGCTTGCCATAGCGCATGAATAAAAGCTTGAAATCCATCTGTTTTACGCTTAAATTCATCTTTTTTCAGATACTCTTTGTTGCCGTCTTTTTTGATGTGGACGTAGACGTTGTTAGTGTACCAACGCATCAATGGATTATCTCCAAAAATAATGCGATTGTTTGCAAACAACGTTTCAACTCTTGGTGCTAAAAGAGAATGTATTGCCTTTGGATTACGGATATACAACAATATAAATCCTTCAGCTTCAAGTGCCGTTTTGACAAGATCAAGGCGGAATGTATCGGCTACAATCGTATTAACACCGTATAACTCACGCATTTTTACAAACCAATCTACAATGTGAGAGATATTAATAACTGGTTCATCCACAATAGTTAGTAAGCCATTTTCAGCCCATTCATATATAGGTGCTTTTAATTTCACCTTGTCCAAAAATCCTTTACGTACAAATGAATGACCTTTCCATATATAATCTTCACCATGTTTAAAGAGTAGACCAACCGCAGCAAAGTCTTTAATGCTGGCGAAGTCGAGTCCGCCTACAGCTACTTTATGTTTTAAATCTGGAACCTCTCTGAGCGTTTCCCCATCTTCTTCAAAACCAGTACGCATGATTTCTTCCCATGAAGCTACAGACTTTGTTAAATCTGTTTCAGGATAATTCATACGTTTTGTTATGAATTCTTCACGGTTTGAAGGATTATTTTCTAATTGTTTATATTGAGTTAATACCTTTTTAAATAATTGTTTAGCATAAGAACTTCTCGGCTCGCTAAACATCGGATTCGCTTTTTCCCATACATCAGGATTATCAATTTCTTCTGGATTATCTATCTTGCAAATGAAAGGGAATAATGGATCTTCTAAATCTTTCCCCTTTAGAATATTCATCGCCCGCTCTTTTGTTTTGTCCAGGAATCCATCGCGGACAAAGCCATCTGTACCAATAAAAAATTCTCTAGCATTTGGCACTTTTCCAAGTCCACTAGAGAATACATTTACTACATCAAAGTTTTCATATCGATGTATTTCATCGTAAATAACACAACCGTCACGAAGTCCATCCTTAGAACCAGCATTAGATGTATGATATTGAATAATGCTTTGCGTATCGTTACTCAGTATCTCTACCTTGGTTCGATAAAACATATCTTCTAGTATTTCTTTTCCTTTAATAGCATCATAGACTTCACGAAAAGAAACTTTGGCCTGTTTCTCGTTGTTCGCCACAATTGAAACATTGTATCGATCTATTCCGTGCAGCGGACTAATAAAGAAATGGCATAATGATGAAATTAAACCGTTTTTACCACCACCACGAGCCATCATAATTAAAAATTGCTCGTAAAAAACAGAATCATCTTCTTTATAGAAAAGAAAAACGAATGCTGTTAGGAACTTTTGAAATGCTTGCAATTCAAAGTACCATTTCTCAGTGAATTTTATATAGTCCTCATGCATTTCATTATCGAAATACAAATCATCGCGTATTAAAATGTATTTCTCCAGGTACTCAATTAGCATTATGCGCTCTTTATTCAGCTTAATTTTCCCTGCGCGATACATCTCAATATATTCAGTGACATAATTATTTTGAATCATGTTAAATCTTTAACTGAGCGCACAGGTTTTGAAGGAACTTTCTTTTCTTCTGCCGATGCTTCTAATCCAAGTGCATCTAAAATCTTTATCATTCGATCATTTGTTTTATGTAAATCATTAATAGAAGGATTGGATTTCGGACCATGCATGCCAGATACTTTTATTCCTGTTTCTTCAATATCATCAACAAGAACACACTTTAAATCCCACAACGATAAATAGTCTTGAATTAAGTCAGTATAATGATTACCTACAATCTTTTTTTCTTTTAATTGATTTGTTAGATCCTTTTCAATCCTTTTTCTCATTGTTTCACGCTTCACTCTAGCCACAATATCCCTCCCTTCTGATTTACATCGTTTTCCAATTTAATATAACGCGCGAATTTGGTTCTAAATTTGAAAAATCGACCCCCTCCCCGGTGCCTCGTTCCCCGAAAAAGATTGAAATATTTTAAGGGGGGGATTGTTTCTGAATCAGTTTTACCACTTTTCATCGTTTTCCCATTTATTCGGTTTCTTTTCGAATGTTCTACCGTGTTCTTTATTATGGCAATCCACACAGACTGTTTCAAGATTGTCTATTTCCAATGCGAGTTCTGGATGATGTTCTAGTTCTTTTTTATGATGGACGACGAGCTGTATCTTCTTACGCTTTGCACTCTCACTGTACTCATTGGTATCTGTTTGTACTCGACCGTTACGTTTACACTCTTGGCACTCATAGTTGTCTCTCTTCTTTACTTGCTCTCGTATACTCTTCCACTCACCACTGTCATAGAACTTACGCTTCTGTTGTTTGGTTTTGTATTCTTTCATAACCGATAAAGCTCCACTTGGTCTTCCACAATAGGATGATTGTGCTGAATAACTTCAGTATTGAATTGCTTATTATCAGCTGGTACATGTTCAATATGAATGTATGTCCGATTAATCCTATCAATCGATTGTGATTCCCAATCAAATGCAACACGTAACTTTCTATCTATCTGTTTACCTTTGTAATGAACTATAGGTTTAGCATCTATATCTGTTAATGTAATTGTTAATAAAGGTTCTACAGTCTCGTTAGATTGTTTGTACTTCTCTAACTTAAACATATCTACAAACGCACCATTACATTTCGGACAAACAGTTACTTCTTGATATTCATCTTCTGGCGCTTGATAAGTTTTAATTTGATAGTCACAAGCTAAACAACATCTAGAAACATTACACATCTATCCTCACTCCTTAATTGCTCGACATTTAATAGAATCTATAGATTCCGCTCTACGTAATGTTTATCCACCCTTCATCCTCCTCCAAAATAAAAAGCCGCTATCTATATCGATAGCGACTGTTCAGATATTAACTATTCCCTAATCTCTTTTAATCCCTGTAACAAATGGTTCAAGCACATACTTTGCAGTAACTCCTGAACTTCCATCAACTTTCACTTCTACGGTCTCAATTGAAGATACATGTAGAGGATTTATTGAAAGGTTAAAAAAATGAACAAATCCCTTATACAATTCCCCTTTTTCATTTGAGATACGACTCATAAAGTCTTCTGGATGAACATCAAGGTCATATTCTTTACCACTGTCCATAATAACTTTTGTATGTAATGTTCTAGCCATACTTACACACCCCCTTCCCATCATTCTATATTTCGACAAATAAACACAACATCCTTTTATCGATATATAATTTCAAATGTATAGAGAACGTTATTATTTACAATAAATTCGCATACGGTAAATGAAGTTTTATTCTTCTCTCAACTAACAACCACGACAGAAACTCTTGTCCGACTTATCAGGTCTCCTCATTCCGTCTACCTAGGATGTTGTTAGCTCAAAGAAGAGCAAAAGCTCTCCTTAATAACGGTATCACTCAATCAGTACCATCTGCTGGTTTCGGATTTTATGTGCCATCATTACGAATCGTTTAGAAATTTAGAAACAACATAGTGAGTTGTGTTTTCCGCCACTTCTCACAATACAAATATAACACGGTATTTCCAAAACAACCGGTACATATCCTGCCAAAAAGCGGTCACGACTCTGCCACTTATTTTTTCTTATCAATATCCTCACTTATTCTTTGCAACTGTTTTGCCCAAATCAGTGGTTTTTGGCAACCGCTTATCTCCCCTGTTCTTTCTCCAATGAGTTACCCATATCTTGTATTGTGTGTAACTGACCCCTTCGCCAAATCCCTTGATATTATTGACTTAATTAAACTTTCCCTTTTGAGTTACACAGTACGAAATTTATGAGTAACTGTATAGATTTAAAAAGAAAAAGCAATGCTTAGATTTTAAACCTAGTCATTGCTTTATCCATTGCATCTTGGTTTACGCCTATATAACGTAACGTGACCTTCTCTGACGAATGATTGAATATCTCCATGAGTAATGCTATGTTTTTT